CTCGCAGGTTTTTCTGCGTGACGTCGTGAACAGAAACGACGGTCGTCGTCCAGCTCGATGTCAGGCGGTCAGGTGCGCCGGCGGTGTAGTACCGCGTCGCCGGCTGAAACGCGCGCACGGCTGATCCTCCGGCGGTTGCTTTTCGCCGGAACAAATCGAGCAGGCCCACGCTACATCCTCACGCGGATGGTGCCGGCGGCCCCCATCCCTGCGGCGATCTTTTGCGCCTTCTCTTCCGCTGCAAGCTCTGCCTTGTATTTGTCGCGCCACGTCAGCAGCTGCTCGGGGCTCATCTTGGAAATCGAGCGCCCGCCGATGGAGTAGGCCAGCTGATCCGATGACGCCCTGCCCTCGAGCGTCGCCTCCAGCGCATCGAGCGTGCGCTGCACATGCGAGCGGCCATCAACCGCGCCGGTGGCGAAGTTGGCCTCGACCTTGATCTGGCCGGCGGCGACGGTGTAGCGCTCAGAAGTGGCGGACTTGGTGACATAGGCCTGCCACGCGTATTGGCCCGGTGTCCACGCTGCAGTTGTTGCTGCCGCCAGCGTCACCAGGTGCGTGCCGTCGCCGTTGTTTGTGCCGGTAACCGAGAGCCGGATGCCGTCGCGCACGATGGCGTAGCTGAGCACCCAGCCGTTCGCCGGCAGATACTGCGGCAGGTTTTTGGTCCATGACGCTGAATCGCCCGCGACGATTCCAGACGGCTCCACGATGTCTGTCATTTCTTCCACCCTGTGGACCATCCACCGCCAGGCCTGCGCGCTCGCGCTGGCTTGCGGGTTTGGACGATGCGATTGATCGGATCTTCAGTCGGCGCCGGTGGCGGTGCCTGTCGTTCCTGCTGTGCAACGCGTCGAGAGACGGCAGACCAGACGGGATTCAAAATGCGAAGCGCTGCGTATGCGTAGACGCGACAATCAAGCGCTTCATTGCGTGCGCGGACCTTCACCCACTCTCTGCGCGGGAAGCCCTTGCTGAATCGTGTGACGATTCGCTCGGCGGTCAGCTGCAGGAAGTAATCGTCGGAACGCTCGAACGGGAAATGGCAGTAGCCCGGCCCCACGTCGTCGATTTTCAGGCGTGAGTAGATGGTGCCCTTGGCGTCATCAACGCCCACCAGGTGCAGGTCCACCTTTCGGTTCCCGCCGCCCTGGTGCTTGCGGCTCAGCGTCACCACCGGACGCCCGGCGCCCGCCACGCCCTTCAGAGCAAACACTCGGCGTATGGCGCGCCTGCGGCAGTAGTCGTAAACAACCTGCGTATGCGATCCGCCGGAGTCGATGCCGGTGGCGGTGATGTGCATCGCCGTGCCGGTCTCGTGCTGGTATGTGCGGGTCAGCGCCGCATCGAGCGCAGCCCATACATCCCCGCGCGCCGGATCACCGTGAATGACCAGGTAATCAATGGACCAGCTTTCTTCGCCGTCGCCCCACGCGACCACTTCCATCTCGAGGCGGTCGGACTGGACGTCGACGCCTGCAGTCAACAGCACCGCGCGGTCGGGCACTTCTGCTGTGTATTCCTCGCGACGCGAGAGCAGGCCGGTGTCATCGACACCCTCGCCGCTGTCTTCCCACGTCTCGCCGAGCGACGTGTTCACCCACGTCTTCAGAGTTTCGGGCGAGCGCTTGGCTTCAACGAATGCCTGCGCAATACCGCCCAGCGTGGACCATGGCGAATAGAGCTCAGAGAGATGGAATCCTGCCCGCCCGGTGAACGGCGCCGTCGCCCGCCACTCGCCTCGCCGGATCATCGCGATACGTTGGCCGTCGTTCAGCAGGCCGCCGCAGCTCTCGCAGGCGTACTGCGCTTTCTGTGGCTCGCCGCTCGGCCATGAAACGTTGGCCCACTTCAGCACCTGGTATTCACCACAGTGCAGGCACGGCACGAAGAATCGCCGCTGGTCTGAGGCCTCAAACTCCAGCTCGATGCGGCTGGCGCCCTTCACCGTCGGGGTGGACGTCAGCAAGATCTTCCGGTTCCAGAACGTCGCGGTCCGCTTGCGCGCGAGGTTTACCGGGTCGCCCTCGGTCCCGGCTGACACCGGGTAGCGGTCCACCTCGTCGCAGAGCAGTACGCGGATAGGGCGCGATGCCAGTGATGCCGGTGAGTTGGCGCCGGCCAGCGTGATGTGGCCGCCGGGAAAAATCTTGTGAAGCAGCGTGTTCGACGACTCGCGCCGACCGCCGACATGCACCAGCTCGGACAGGCAGCTGGTGTCGCGCATCATTGGCGCGAGCCGGTCCTTGGACCATGCCTGCGCCATCTCGATCGTTGGCTGCAGCACCAGTATCGGGCACGGGTCCCGGTGCATCAGGTAGCCAACCAGGTTGTTGATCACCTCGGTCTTGCCGACCTGCGCCGACGACATCACGACAACCGTTTCAACGCGCGGATCAGAGATCGAATCCATGATCCCGCGCTGGTATTCAGCGCGCGATGTGATCCACTTTCCCGGCTCTGCGCTTGCCTCGCTCGACAACTGCCGATGCGTATCAGCCCACTCCGAAACGGTCTGTTTCGGTGGCGGCGCGAATGCGGCAAAGCAGGACGAGACGAGGCTATTCGCTCTCTTCTGGTCCATCGTCCTCCACCGTCTCGCGGGTCAACTCGGCCAGCGCTTCCAGAACGCCCGCCTCGATCGCGTCTTTAACCTCAACCGTGTCGGTCGATCCAAGCACGATAGGTGTGAGCTTGGTCGGCAGGGACAGCAGTCGAGCCCGCACGCGGCGGAACGCATCCGACACGGAGCGCGTCACGTCCTCGGCGCGCACCAGATCGCCGCGGACTTCTTGCTCATCGAGCGCGGCCTTGTTTGCCTGGTGGTGCGCGAGCCGTGCCCGCTCGGCGTTTAGCTCAAGCGCACCATCCGGCACAGGCATCGGTGCCTGCTTGATACGCCCCGCCGCCTTGCCACGCAGGTTGCGGATGTAGGCGATGCGGCACTCATCCAAGTCCAGACCACCCGGCCCTTTTGCCCCTGGAATGGTGCCGTCACGCAGGAGTTCTTTGATGGATGTCAGCCCGAGATCGAGGTGCTCCCCGACCTCTTTCATTGTGGCCAACGGGCATCCTCGCTAAGTGCATGAAATATATAGGCCGTTTTTGCCGGGCAGCTCAAACCCGCACGGCTTTGCTGGGAAGGACCCGTCATCGTTGGGCGACCCTGATCGCGATCGATCGCTCATCGATGCGCCCTGCCGTCGTCGTGACCCGGCACGTCACCGTGTACTCGGTCCCCGCCTCGCCACCGCTCAGCCAAATGGTCGCGGTCGTGGTGGTGTTGCTGGTCGCGGTCTGCGTTATGCCGGTCTCGACGGTCCATGCGACCGTGCTGATCGTGTCGGTCGTCAACCAACTGGACCAGTTGATGGTGTAGTCCAGCGTGGAGTTCGGATCTTTGGTCGCGGTGTAGGTTTCGAACGTCGCCATCTGATGTCCTCATGCTGCGACGGCGAATGAACGATCCTCCGCTGTCACCGTGAACTGTCTGCTCTCAAACGGCACGACCCATGTGCGCGTGTCCTCGACCGTGAACGCACGCCGGTCGGCTGTGACGATAAACACCCGATCATCTGCCGCGACGCGGAACGTGCGGATCGCCGGCGTCGCGACGGCCGTAACCACCGTCAGCGTGACGCTGCCAGTCACTGCCACCGCAGCCTGTGCAGCCAGTGGGATGCCGGTGCTTAGGCCTGCCGCACCCGTCACCAGCACGCCGTTCGATGCCACCAGGCGAATGCCTGTGGTGATCGCTGCGTTGCCGGTTGTGGTTGCCGATCCTGATCCGTTGAGCGGGATCGCTGTGCTCAGGCCTGCCGATGCGGTACCGCTGACACTGGCTGATGCCGCCAGCCGCACGGCAGTGGTCAGTGCGGCCGAGGCGGTGGTGCTTGCCTGCGCCGAGGCAGCAAACCCTGCCGCTGTCGTCAGTGCCGCGCTGGACGTTACCGATACCGACGCAGATGCGGTAAGCCCTGCGCCTGGGGCTGTCAGTGCGCTGGTCTGCGTGACCGACGCGGTCTGTGAGCCAGCCAGCCGGATCTGCGTGGACAGTGCAGCCGATGCTGTCGCTGTCGTGCTGACCGATGAGGCCAGCGGGATCTGTGTGGTGAGGCCTGCCGTCGCAGTGACGGCTACCTGAACCGATGACGCAAAGCGCGTCTGTGCCGTAAGCAGCGAGTCCTGCGATACCGACACATTGACCGAGGCGGCCAGTGCCGCGCCTGCCGTGCTGGTCGTCAGGTCTGAGGTCGCTGTGACAGCCGCCGAGGCTGAAGCTGCCAGCCTGATCTGTGCGGTCAGAGCCGCCGTCGAGGTGACGGATACCGAGACCGATGCAGCCAGACGGATGACCGACGTGAGCCCAGTGGCCTGCGTTACCGATGCGCTCAGGCTTGATGCCAGGCGTACGGCCGTCGTGATCGCCGCGCTCGAGGTCGCCGATGCACTGACAGTTGATGCCAGCCTGATCTGCGTCGTGAGCGCGGCTGATGCCGTGACTGCGGCGCTCGCCGATGCAGCAAGCCGGATCTGTGTTGTCAGCGCCGCCGAGCTGGTGACGCTTACGCTTTCGCTTGCATCAAGTGCGGCGCCGGCTGCCGCTGCGCTTTGAAACAGCAGCAGCAATGACATTTTTTAGCGCCTTACGCGGTCGAAGCTGCCGAGTTGATTTAACTGCGGAATCGGGCGTCTATTTTGCGAAAAAACTGCGTTTACGGTTGCGCTGCGGTTGTTCGTTTGAATCGTTCCGCCATTTTTGTACGAAATGCCTCGCGGGTTTACGAGGTCAAAATCCCACGTGATATGCGTTATAGAGTTGTTTGATTGAGTTCCACTCTTAAGAAAGGTAGGGAATTCACCTTTCCAAATAGGAATAACCACTTGCTCAAACGCGATGCGCTCGGCTTCCGCACCTATTGACCCATTTGTGTTATCGATAAACGAGTTGGCAAGCGTCCCCACAAAATAATCAAAGCGCCCGATATCGCCTTCAAATGCGCTCGTCCCGGCCGCCTCGATATTTCCGACCGTTACAACGGTGTTGCTGGTCGCGTTCCCAGACCCGGCTGCTATTTGCGAAACCGTGACCGGCGTAGGAATGTCAGTGCCAACAGACCGCCAGACTTTCCAGTTTGTGACCGGGCCTGTGTTAAATGAATTGTTGAGGAAAGCAATAAAATGCCATGTATTCGTGGCCAGCCCCAGCCCACTTGTACGCCATTGCGTATCCGTCGTGCGGTCAAACCACAAATCGATTTCGCTTGTAGTTGCCGCGATAACGGCGCGGTGAACAGCGCCCACGCTCCACAGTGCCCGACCGGCCGTCAACGTCGTCGGGTAATACCACCCACAAATAAGACCGGACCGCTGAGTCGCGCCCCAGTTGCTGGTTGACTCCGTCCATGTGAGGTCATCGCCAGTTGTGCCGCCGAAAGTGTAGGCCATCAGTTGCGCTCAACATACACGACAAGCTGTAAGGTTTCACCAGCGGCGTTGGTAAACCCAGTGCGGGTAATAAGTGCGGCGTAAAGCGAGGTACCGCCCGAGCAGTAATAGGGCACGGCAAGGTTGAATGCCTGCGCAACGCGGTTTGCGCCGAGGTCGTATGAACCTGATAGCGGAACGACGGCTACGGATTCCAGAATGTCGGCATCTGTGGCGAGGTTGAATGCGGCGTTGTCGGCCGCAAGCGTGACGCTTGAGTTGTCGAAGAACACGACATCCCACCCACCCATGCCGTCGTTGTAGCCCTGCACAGCCACGCCGACGATGGTGCCAGTTCCGCCTGAAATCCGCGCTGCGTTGGCGAGCGTGCACATGGTGCCGACTTGGTCGCCTGCCGCGTAAGCACTAGTGCTGGTTCCTGCGACCGCGACAGAAATTCGCTGCAAGTCTCGCCGGGCGATGGTGTGGAGGTCGCCCGTGCTAGAGACAGAGATCGCGCTGTAATCGCCGTCGGCTGTTGAGCCGGTGGTGTGATTCCTGACGCCCATCATCAGGACGCCTAAATCCCCGTCCGTATGCGCGAGGTCTTCAGTCTGAAAAACCGGTTTGTCCGTGACGACACGCGAGCCTTCCGCGCCCGTCGTGTTGACCACGCGCACCAGCTGCACGTCCGCGGTGTCGCCGCTGTACGTGACCTGATCCGAGGCGACGTTGCGCCCGCTGCCTGGCGTTTGCGGGAAGTTGTCAGCCATGTCTCAGCTCAAGCGAACGTCAGGACGAGCGCGGCGGCTGCGAAGCTCGGCGCTGCGTCGCCGTTGTTGATCGTTTTGCTGGTGGTCAGCGCGCCGTGGAAAAGCATGTTGCCGCTCGTGCTGGCGTCCCAAACGGACCAGTGTGTGACCGTGCCCCAGTTCGCGGTCGGCGCGGGAAACGTGATGCTGCCGTTGTTACTGGTCACGCCGCCGGTTCCGCTCGATGCGGTCGTGCTAGCCGCGGCCTGCGTGCCGGCAAAGTTCGCCAAGCTGGCCGTAACTGCCACGCGAGCGTAGCTGCCGCCGGTCACCTCGGTGCCGCCGCCTGCGTCCGTCGTGGCGCCGGTATGCAGGCCGAAGTACAGAGTAGCCGGCGCGGTGAACGCCTGGCCGCGCAGGGTCAGGTCAATCAGTTTGTTTTCGAGGTAATCGCTCATCGCGGACATGGTTCAATCCTCAACGCTTTTCGAGATCGTCGATGCGACGGTGGGCTCGTGAGATGGTTTCTTCGTGGCGGTCGATGTGCGACCGCAGGTAGTCGATGTGAACAATCAGTGCCGCAATCGTTCTTTGGCTGGCCACGTTCCCGGCAATGGCGCCGGTGACAATGGACACCAGCACGGCCATGACTAGGCCGGCAACGATCGCCTCTGTATCCACGATTACTTGACCGGCTGAGAGGTCAAAACGCGCAGCGCGGCATTGATCGCGGCGATCAGAATCAGGCCGGGGCCGGTCGCGGCTTGCGGCATGGCCTCGGGCGCTGCGGTGAGTGCGGCGCCGATTGCGGCAGTTGCGATAGCCGCCCACATTGTGCGGCTCTTACGCATCTTTTTCGGTTCAGCTTGGCTCATCGTCTTGTCTCACGGGTTGAACGGGTGAAACGAAAAATGGCCCCCAGTCGGCTAGGCATTCAGCGCATTCCGCTGTGACCTGATTGCCGACCAGAGTTATTCGGAAATGCCAGCTTTGGTCGCCACAGTTGCACCGCAACTTCACGACCTCGACATCAGCCTGCCGGCGGCTTTTGATGGGCTTAAGTGTTGCCATCTCTCACCTGCCTGATGTCGCAGCGGTGCCGTTCAACTTCGCCGTGCATGGCGTCCAGAACAATCACGTACATATCGCGGCCTGAGCGGTAGCCCGAGGCGGTGTGCCAGGCATCCCGAGCCGCGAGCGTGCGGAACGACTCGACGACCACGCCGCGAAGTTCCGTCTTACTGGTGTGGTGGATGTGGCCGGTATACCAGTACCGATGACTGGTCTTTCCCCAGTCTTCCGGCCGGTCGGATGCCATCAGCTCACCGAGCGCCGCGTGCTTCACCGTGTCGCCGTGGGTGACACCGATAAGGCAGCGGCCGTGCGTCACGTAGTGGAATTTGGATGCCGTCGGATGCACTAGCACCCGAGGCTCAGCGTGGAACCATGCTTCCAGAAATGCCGACAGCATGATCGACGAGTGGTCGTCGTGGTTGCCGATGGCGTTGATCACTTCCACTTTGGCGTGCTTGCGCAGTGCCAGAGTGATCAGATCCACCATCAGATGGCAGCCGAGCCGTAGGACTCGAGGCCAGCGCGTGTCCACGTCCAGCTTGTGGCCGGACTTGGTCAGCTGGGACAGGCTGTCGGCGTGGAAGAAGTCGCCCAAATTGACGATCAGCGCACGCTCAGATGGCGGCGCCACGTCCACCAGTCGGCCAGCTGCTGCGAGCAGATCCTGCCGGGCAATGTTCACGTCAAAGTCTTCGCCGGCTTCGGCAGCCCAGGCATAGGCACCGATATGCGGGTCGCCCATGGGATAGACCGACAGCAGGCCCGCCATGCTTCTGGCCGGCGCTTTCACCGGCTTAGCAGTGCCACGGTGCTCTGCGGCCATCTCCTCGATGGCTTCCCGCATCGCCCGCGCCGCGTCGTCATCCCGCAGCCGGGACTTCACCCACTGCTGGCTAACTTTGCCCTCGGCGTTGTACAGCGTCGAGACTCCCCGCACCTCGTACTCAGCCGGAACTGCGTGAGTCATGTCGTGCTGGACCGAAAGCCCGCGCCTGGCAGCCAGTCGGACGAGACGCTGCAGCACCATCTGCATGGCGCGCCGTGTGATTTTCAGTTCGCGCGCACCTTGCGACACGCCGAACTTGCGCACGGCTTCGATCTTTTTGCGCTGGGAATCCGTGTCGGCGACGCTCAAAAGCGCGTCGAAATCGTAGTCGCGGGCCATCAGGACCGGGGCCAGAGCCCTGTCTGCATCATCACGCAAAGCCGCTGAGAACGAACGCCCACCTGCTTGAACCAGAGGCTGGCGCGCATTTCGTTTGATGCCACATCCCAGTCACCACGCCCAAGCGCCATGCGCAGGCGTGCGAACTTGGCGAAGCCAGCCCAGCCAAGATTGAAAACCATGTCTATCAGCACGGCCTGCCGAACTTCCGACAGATCGAGCCAATAGGGTTCAGTGCGCAGGCTGCCGATAGCGCGCTCGATGTCGCGCTTGAGAAGCCATTCGGCTTCCTCGCGGCTGATGCCGACGTCGTCGAGGTTGCGGCCGAAGCCGATGGTCTGCCGGCCAGCCGTGCAGCGATATACCGACTGGCTGTAGCCTTCGTGGCGCTTGATGAGCTCTACAACGTCCATGGTGTGCGACCAAAAAAAAGCCCGGCGTGAAAGCCGGGCAATTGGAGGACCGAGGACAAATTGCGGGCGCAGTTCGTCGGGCATATGTCAACACTGCGGGAGCCAGCAGTGAACGGGTGACCTGTTCGTTTTTAGTCGAAAGTCTCCGGCGGCTCTTCCAGCGTCGCCACCCACGCGGCTTGCGCTCGCGCGAATGCATCCAGTGCAGCTCGGCGCGCCCTGCCGCCCACTGGTCTGCCGTCGAGGTAGTGCCGTTTCAGCGTGTTGTGGTGCAGCGGCTTGTTGGCCAACAGCACCCACATGATCCAGCCCGTGGCCTCAATGCGCGCGTCTCGCGTTGTTGCAGTTGCGAGCTGGCGATAGCCAGACTGGTGGTCTACGAAGCCGGGCGCGACGGCGGGATACCACACTTCACGCACTTCGTGGAGTTCGGCCGCAGCCCACTCGCTGACCAAAATGTGCGCCTCGAGGTGGGTGATGCTCACAGCGCGGGCCACCCAAGCAGGTTGCGCAGCTTGTTGATGCGCCCCCGCAGCTCGCGCCGCTCGGAGCGGGTCAGCGTGACATCGGTGGCTTCGAGCTTCAGCACCTCGAGCGCCTGCAGGATGGTGTCCCGCCGCGCAACCGGCAGATCGGCACGCAACGCGTCCGATGGGAGCGCAGGCACCAGCGTGTCTTTTCGGCGCAGCGAGATTCCCCTGGTCGTCATGGCTCCCCCAGCCTCTCGTAGGACACGATGGTTTGCTGCGCGGCTTCCAGCCCGAAGCAGAGCGCCGTCAGCCAGCCCTCAGCCGCCAGATGATCCAGCCATGCCGTCTGCTCCGGCGTCACGCGCCCGCCGGGTGCTTTCAGCTCAATGGCCAGCCCGCTGAACTCGCCGCGACGCGTGTACCAGCACAGATCCGGGAACCCGCGCCGGGTGCCTGCGGCTTTCAGTCGTGCGCCCGTAGCCGCATTGCGCTGCCCACCGTTTGGACTGTGATGCATCCAGTCGGCGTGCTTTGGGTACGTGCGCCGCATCCACGCCATCAGCTGCCGCTGGATGTCGTCTTCGGAATGCTTCATCGGCGCAGACGCTTCCAGACGCCGAGGCGGTCTTTGCGCATTCCCGCTTTGACCAGTTCGTCAGGTGTCAGGCACCGGCGCGGATTACCGACGCGGTGCTCTGCGGCCGAGATGGCGGATGCGAACGTCTCGAAACAGAACGGGCACATGTTTGGCGGTTGCGGTGTCATCAGAACCCCACGACGAGATTGATCTGCGCGTCGTTCAGCCCGGCGCCGAACCGCCCCAGGTACGCGTTCACGACTTTGGAAAACAGTGCGCGAAATTCGTCTTCGTCCAGCTCGTCCCAAGCAATCGACCGCGGCCAGTAGTGCGTCTCGCCGTGCTTGTCGATGACCAGGTCGAAGTGGCCGGCAGCGATTTCCAGCACTTTCCGCCAGATCTCGATCTCGTCGTAGACGTCTTGCCAGTCGAACGTGGTGGACACAAACGCGAAGAAACGGCGGTGGTTTGCGGCGCTACGCCCGCGCTTATGCTCGAGCAGCACTTCGTCACCGGCGCGATACCGGGCGAGAACCCGCACGGCTTCGTCGCTGGCTGGCCGCAAGCCGTCGTGACTCTTCACGAAGATGGCTTTCACGCTGTACGGCCCGCAGCCGGAACGCGTTGATGACGTGCGACTGGACAAGCTCGCGCCAATGCGCAGGCACGCGTGCCAACGCTTCCGCACGCATCTCCCGCGTCGGCAGGTTGGCGATGTCCATGGCGTGCTGGCGCGGCCATTTGTCGGTGCTCAGAACGGGATTTCGTCGTCAGGCGCAGCAGCTGCCGGCCCGCGCGCAACGTCAGCCAACTTCTCCGTCGGCTTCCACGTATCCAGCTCGGCGTAGCACTTGCCGGACTTGGCACGCTTCAGCGCCACGTTCAGCCAGTCGCTGTCCTGCTGGCGCAGGAACTCGATCAGGTCGGTGCGCTTGATGGACAGGTTCGCCAGCACGTACTCCGGCGCGTTGTCGTTGCGCTTTACGACCATGCCATTCACGAAAACTTTGTCGTTCACTTCTTCGATCCCCCACGTTGTTGAAACTCTCGCAACTCCGGCGGCATCTGATTGATCTGCCACCTGCGCCTGGTGCGCGCTGAATCACCGGCTGACACTTCGCACCGGTCCTGCCGAAACTGTGGCCGGTCAATCTTCCCGCCGGCTGCCAGAAACCGCTCGACGTCTCCGGCGATGTCGGTGGAATCAATCAAGCGCGGCGGCTTGACGTCGGCGTCCGTAATTCGCGGTTTTGCTTTGGTCATGCCCAGCTCCGGTCGGTTAGGTCTTCCGCGATGGAGCGCGCACGGGTGCCGCCGCGCGGGATGGCTTTGTCCTGGTCGCGTCGCCACCAGCCGGCCACGGCGTGCTGCCACGACTTCATCGGGACTTTCCCAACCCGCCAGCCGTTTGATGCGTAGTGGTCGATGAAGCGCTCGGCGTCGATGTGGTGGCCGGTCTCCCGGCAATAGCGGTTTACGTCTTCGGCGGTGGGTGGTGAAAACCGAGGCGCTTTGCGGGCGCGCGAGACATCGCAAGATGTCTCTTCTAATTCTTCTTCTCTCTTCTCCTTCTTCTTCTGTCCGTTACTTGCACCGTTAGGTAACGCGTTACTAACGGTGTTGTCTTCGTATGCCTTTGATTGTGCGCGGCTTTCCTTCCACCGCCGCTGCCGTTCGGCGCTGGTTGGGTCGGCGCTTGCCTGCCGTTTTTCCCACTGGATCGGCTTCCAGTCGCCGCCGATCAAACGCAGGCGCATCAGCCTGGCTTTTGCTTTCTCGAGGTCGATTCCATGCAGGCCGAGAGCCACAGACACCAGCTCGTCCCGCAGCTCGGCTGGCTCGTCCAGCGTACCGTCTGCGGTCAACGCCATGACGGCCACGAAGTGCCAGCGGTCCTCAAACGCCAAAGCGCGGATCTTGGGATCGTTGATGATTTCGGCGTGGACTTTGAACCACTTCATGCGGCCTCCCTGCTTGCGACACCGTACGAAGCAGCTAGGAACTCAGCCGGAAGGTGTCGGAACTCAAAAACGCGGAACGCACTTGAGCCGTCGTGATTTGCCTTTTCAACGCCAGGCATTTGCCCACGATCACGAACGAGTTGCGCGCTGTGCCAAAGCCGGAAAACACGAAGATCGCAGAGAGCCCAAGGATGAACCGCGCCGGACGAGTGTCCAAAGCCGTAAAAAAAGTAGTCGCCCCATCCGGCAATAATCTTAGCCAGTTCAGTCTGCATTCCGCTCGGGCGAACCGTGCGAATGGTGAACTCGTTGGCGTAGTTAGGACATCTTTCCAACTGGTCGGCTTTCCGCATCCGGCAACCGATCCGCACAGCGTCCATTCGAAGCACCATGAGGTCTGTGTTTCGTTCTTGATCCTCTGCAACTGGCGGCTCACCTATCAGGTGCTCCCCGAGAATCCGCTTTATCGGCGGCATAAACTGGTCGGCCCATTTTTTGTCGTTTTGCCAGCCGGTCATGCCTCTTTCCCCCACACGTCGAACTGGTCAATCGCTCTGCGGTTGAATATATCGATGCGCCTACCGGCAGTGACCCGGCGCACCACGTCGTATAACTCTTCGGGTTTCTCGCTATGCGCACCTCGAGACGCCTCAAAGCAAACAGGGAATGCTTTGGTGTCTATGAACTTTGGCGATCCTTTCCGCGCGTACAGCGCGAATTCGCAGTTGTATTGCGGCAGCCCGATTGGCTGGAACCCGCCGGGCTTGTGCCATACGAACGTACAAACGTATTTGAACCCCCAGGCGTCCAGAAGCCGCAACGCCATCGGCAAGAACTTGTGCGTCGTCCAGAGCCACATATGGCAGTCACGAGCGGCCGGCATCGTCATCGCCGCCAGCTCGGTTTCCTGCATTACGGGGTAGTCAAACTGCGACTGATTCGGGCGCTCGTCCCGCTCAATCTTCTGCATCGGCCATGGCGGGTCAATAACGATCACGTCGTACTCGCCTGCCAGCTCTTTTTGCTCGCGCGCCTCGACGCTTTCTAGCTTTTCGATTACTTCGGCGCGCTTGATCTGGCGAACGGCGTCGGCCAGTTTGATTTCACCCCGCTCCACCTGGTCGGCTAGGTCTGGACGGGCATCAACGACGAGTGCGGCTTTGGAAAGTTTTCGCCGAGGCAGATTTGCTGCCTTTGCAGCTTCATTGCGTGTGTCACGCTTTTGTTCTTTGGCGGGCTTTGATCGCGGCCCGGGTGTTTTCTCTGATGCTTTTGCGTCTGTGGCGTCAGCTTGAAATAGCTTGTCGCACACAGTGTGCGACAAGCTATCCGCTGCGCGCCCGCGCCCACCCTGCTGCCCCCCCGCCTTGGCCCGCGCCCGCCTGAGCTTCTCACTCTCAAGCCGCCGCAGGCCTTCAAAATTCATGGCGCGCTGGTCGTCCGTTAGGTTTCTGCGCGTCAGTTGATTTTTGCGAATCCAGATAAACGCATCGAGGCGGTCGTTGAACTGAATCTGCACAACAGCAAACGGAACCCCCAGCCGTGTGCAGATTTCGTGGCGGTTGTGTCCGTCCACAAGAACATCGCCCCACACCGTGAGCGGGTCGCGACACCCACTGAATGCAATGCTCAACTCCAGCTCGGCACGCTCATCGGGTCGCAGCGGCGGAATCAGCGCTTTGAACTCGGGGTCTATGACAAGACTGCTCATGCAACAACCTCCCACACTCGCTCAAGCCGATTGCTCGCCGACAACCGGCACAATCCCGTCGGCCTCGCCAGTTGGCGCTTCTGGCAATCGCTCAGCCGCTTATTGACCTGATGCGACAGCAACCCAACCCGACTGGCGATCTCGTCGGCCGTAGCAGGCCCGTGCTCGCGCAGGCAGTCGAGAATGATGGCGATGTGGCCGCTGGCGAATTCGCGCACGCGCGCAGCTGCTGCGTGGCTTGTCCAGGGATCGGATTCGCGGGCGTTGGCTTCCCAGTCGATGGCGATCTGGTTCATGCAACCGCCCTCCCCGGCGGGAAGACGTCATCGAGGTCACAGTCGGCGCCAGCCGTCGCCAGCGCAGAAACGATAGCCCTGGCGCGGTCGAGCCCAAGCTCTGCCGGGCTGCGCTGCCCTGTCTCGATGTGTGAGATGAGCTGCTGACTGACGCCTGATGCGGCGGCAAGCTGCTTCTGCGATAGGCCTGATGCTTCTCGAAATTCTTTTAGGCTCATGTTGCTCCCCATCAATACGGGCGAATACTACCCACGTATTCGCACGCGTCAAGCCCTAGGTAGTTGGATGGGGTCTACTAAAGTAGTAGACTAGGCGTATGAGCACGGAATTCGGCGCACGTCTTAAATCTGCACGCGAGGCACTTAACTGGAGCCAGCAGCAGCTTGCGGACAAGTGCGGGGTCGGTCAGGGCTCCATCTCAAAGATTGAGCGCGGCGATCAGGACGAATCGCGGCACACGGTCAAGCTGGCAAGCGCGCTTGGCGTCAACGCGCTGTGGCTCGCGACTGGCGACGGCCCGCGGCTTGTGGTGGATCTCGCTGCATCTGCAGTTGTTGGTGTGACCGCTTTTGCCACGCTCGGATCCGATTCTAACGTTCGAGTCGCACCGGCTTCCCGCGGTCGAGTGCCGGTTATCTCGGCAGTACAGGCGGGAAATCTAACCGACGTCGTGGACAATTTTGCGCCAGGTGACGCCGATGAATGGATAGACACCGGCGTGCCAGTCAACCGACACACATTCGCCCTAATCGTCGAGGGCGACAGCATGGAACCCGTGTTTACCGCAGGGATGCGCATCGTCGTCGAGCCCGACATCAGCGCCAACATCGGCGACTACGTCATAGCCGGCAACGGCGAGCAGGCAACGCTTAAGAAGCTTGTCAGCGACGGCGGCGAGATGTACCTCCAGCCGCTGAACCCCCGCTATCCCATCAAGCCGCTCGGTGAAGCCCGCATCATCGGCGTCGTGCGCGAAGCTCACACCAAGTTCCGTTAAGCCTTAAGCACCTCGGTGCTAAGCGCTCGAAAAAAAATACTACGCGGGTATTGACTGCACGGAATACCTAGGTAGTATTACTTGGGACAGCAGGCCGCACATCAGAGGACAACAACATGCCAGCCACCCATTTACCCGTGCAAGACATAGCACGAATCATGCGTTGCTCACTGCCGCAGTTGGCAGCGCAATATGAGCTCAACTTAAGTCAACTGCGCGCCGACTTTGCTCACGCTGAGTTAACCGGAAAAAAAGTTCGCGGGTTTTCCGCATCTGACCTTGAAGCGCGCGTAAATCTTTTTACCGCTCGGATTGCTGAGTGTGCCGCAGCATGAAGCGCGCCGCCCTCACCGACTACGCCATCGGCTACGCGTCGATGCCGCTTCCGCCAGACACCCGCCGCGAAGACGCGCGCGATGACGCCGTCTCGGCGCGCTTCGATGAAATCTGGGCCGACGCTGACCTGCTTTCGGCCGCACTTGAGTACGACGGCCTGCCCTTCACCCTGCGCACAGCCACCCTGCTGCGCGACTGCGCCAGGCGGCTGAGCCTGTGCCGCAACAAACCGATCAGTGATGCGGAGACGTTTGTGCTTGCCGTTGTGGACGACCTGCACGACTGCGTCCAGCGCGCAGCGGTGCAGGACATCGACAGCGCCGACTGGGAGCCGTGATATGCGCTTTCAAGACGCAGAAGCAGAACAGGTCGCGCTGGAGTTCATCGGCGCCCTCAGCAGCCGGCTGGAGTCGTCTGTCGCGGCAACGCGCTTACCGCTTCCAGACGACGAACAGGAACGCATTGAGCAGCTGACTGACCGGCTTGTCGGTCTTCGGCAGACGGTGATTGGAATCAACGAAGCACTACAGGCCATTTTGCGCCTGGCACGGGAGGACGCATGAGCACCATCGAAAGAGAGTTTTTTCGCACGCAGGCCGAGGCCGGCATCCAGTTCGCGCCGTGGGCTGACAACGCGCAGCTTCAGCGCGCAGCTGGCGTAGCTATCGGCATCATCGCGGTCGGCGTCAGCGCCGCCGTCGTCATGGCGTTTTTCGCAGGCCTGCTGCGCCTGCTGGCGGGTGGCGCGTGATGGATACCGGGATCATCAACATCCGTGGAAAAGAATATCAAACGGTCGCGCTTCGCGTGGCCAAGTTCCGCGCCAATCACCCGCACTGGACGATCCGCTCGGAGATCGTCCACATCGACGCCGACCAGGTGCTGATGCGCGCCGAGATCCTGGACGAATCCGGCCGCCTGCTGGCTGATGGCTTCGCTGAAGAATGGCGCGCGTCGTCGCAGATCAATAAGACGTCAGCCGTTGAGAACTGCCAGACGTCGGCGATTGGTCGAGCGCTTGCCTGCGCTGGTTTCGGTGGCTCGGAGTTCGCCAGCGCTGACGAGTTGGCCAGTTCACTGCGCCACCAGTCGGCAGTTGTGGCAAGTCCACCGGCCGCGCCAGACGTTATGGCCGAAGCCATGGCCCGCATCGCTGCCGCGAACGATGCCGCCGCGCTGGGTGAAGTCGGTGCCGGGTTGGCGAAGTTGGATGTTGACGAGCAATCAAAGAAGAAGCTGCGGGCTGCGTTCACAGCACGCAGGAAAGCATTGGAGGCTGCCTGATGCTTTTCATTCAGCAGCACCTGGACGACGGCAGCGCCAATCCAGCTTGGCTGGCAGCCCGTGCCGGCAAGTTCACCGGCTCCCGTTTCGCCGACCTGATGGCCCGCACGAAGAGCGGCCCATCCACCAGTCGCACCAACCTGCTGGCCACGCTGGCGGTGGAGCGCATTACCGGGCAATGCGTTGAGATGTTCACGAACGCTGCGATGGCCCGCGGCACCGAACTGGAGCCGGTCGCGCGGTCGGCTTACGAATCGCTGCGCGAAGTTCTGGTCGAAGAAGTCGGGTTCTGCGAGTCGGCCGAGCTCGACTGTGTCGGCGTGTCGCCGGATGGGCTGGTCGGTTCGGATGGGCTGATTGAGATCAAGTGCCCAGCCGCCATGGCGAAGCACTTGGAAGCACTGCGCAGCTGCGCCCATGCCACGGAGTACCGGTGGCAGGTGCAGGGTCAGCTGTGGGTAACCGATCGCGCCTGGTGCGACGTCGTGAGCTTTGATCCGCGATGGCCTGATGGGCTGCAACTGGCGATCCACCGCGTCTTCCGCGACGAGGCGGCCATTGCTGAGCTGCGGGCTGAGTGCGCACGGGCTGACGCCGAAGTCACGGCCATCGTGGCCGATCTGACGGCGCTGCGAGGTGCGGCCTGATGGACGCCATATGCCTGCACATGACGCCGATTAATCAGTGTATCCATTGCTTAAAGGGGGTAGTTATGACCGAAACCGACAGGCTGAATGCCGAGCTTGAGTCCGCCCGCCGCGAGGCGGCGTTCTTCCGCGAGCAGACGGAGCAGCTGCTGCGCGTGATTCAGCGAAGCTTTGACTGTTTTCCTGACATGCCGGCGGTAGCGCGACAAACCCTGCAGCCATACGCGCAGGAGCTGTGACATGGAACTTCAGGTTGGCGACATCGTACAGATTGACCCAGACGTTGAGATGTTCGGCGGATGCTTGGTGACAGTGAACGAAGTCAGCGGCAGCCGCGTGATGGCATACGCGCAGGTGCCGGGCGGCGGGCAGGCCTACGTCTTCCTGCAGCCGGGGAAGTTTGCGCTGACGGGCGGCGTCGCGAAGTGGGTGGCCGGCAACGTGTAACCGACGGTTACATGTTCGCGTGACGTGGTGAAAAACCGGAGCAAATCAAACATGACCAAGCAGGAGCTTCAGCGGCTGGCGGGCATCCCGCACTTGCCGACAGACCTGACCTACGAGCTCCGGCTTGCGGTGTCTGGCGAAGGCCCGAGAGCTTACGACTGGACGGACAAGCCCCACCGGCTTTTGTGGGATGCGTGTGGTGCGCTTGAGCGTGCCGAGGAGCGGCTGCGTCAGGCTGTGCTGGCAGAGCGCGAGGCGTGCGCGCTGGTCTGTGAACAGGTCACTGCTGCGTGGTCCGAGATTGAGTACAACGAAGCGTGCATTGACTGCGCTAAAGCCATCCGCGCGCGGGGTTAGCTATGACGCGCGACGAGATCATGCATCTGGTGAACGAGACGGCCCCACGGTATCAGTCGTGGGGCATTGAGGCGCACTTTCAGAACTTCGCGCAGCGCCTGCTCCAGATCGAGCGGGGAGCCTGCGCCAAAGCGTGCGCCGAGATGAGCGGGAAGTACGACTGGCTGACGGCGCGTAGGTGCGCTGAGGCGATTCTGGAGAGGGGTGGAAAATGAAGTGGGTGCTGGGCCACATCGTGACGCAACAAATGGGTCTGACGGCTGGGCAGCTGCGCGGCATGGTCCAGCGCGGCACGCTTGAGCGGGGTCGGCACTTCATGGTACTTGAGCACAAGACCTTCTTTGACCTAGAGGCGATGCAGCAATGGCTCGATACCGAGGCGTCACGCCAAAAGGCAACCGCATACAAATTGACTACCAGGTGCGCGGAGCCCGCCACTGGCAGCTCGTGGACAAACCGCCCACCGATCGCAACCTCGCGGATGCGGCTCGGCTCCGCCAGAGGCTGATCGAATCTGCCCGGCTTGCCGGTGATACGGCTAAACCAGAAGCGCCAGCGACCCAATCGTTTGAGGAGTGCTGCCGGCTGTTTCTGGCGGAGAAAGCCTCAACCCTGAAGCCGTCTACGATTGACGGCTACCGCTCCAAGCTCGAGTTCTACTGGTCACCATTGGCGGCCATGGACATCCGCGCCATCAAGCTGACAGACCTGAAGACACTGGACCGCGCGGTAGAGTGGAAAAGCCAGAAGACGCGAAAAGATGCGCACTCGGTGCTGCGCGGAGTGTTTGCCTGGGCGATCGCCGAAGAGCTCACAGACGACAACCCGGCGACCCGGCTTAGGGCTGGAGCTTGGCAGCGGCCAGAGATTGATGCGTTCACGGATGAAGAGCGGGGCAAGATCATGGCCGAACTGGATGGCACGGCCAGAGTGTTCTACGGCCTGATGTTTGAGGTAGGTGCCAGAACTGGCGAGCTGATGGGCCTGCGCTGGGCAGACGTTGGGACGGATACGCTGCGCATTGAGCGCAGTGTTTATCGCGGAGAAGACGGCAGCACGAAGACGCACCAGGGGCGGAGCGTGCTGCTCACGCGAGCGGCACAGGAGCTGCTGAAGAGCCACACATCCAGCCGGTTCGCTGGCAAGCATGTGTTCCTGACGCAGTACGGCGAGCCCTACTCGATTGATCGCGGCCTGACGTTTGCTTTCAAGCTCGCCTGCACCCGAGCAGGCGTTCGCTACCGTCGGCCGTACTACTGCCGGCACAGCTTCGCCACGCGCGCGCTTATGGCCGGCTGCCAGCCGTCATGGGTGGCCGCCCAGTTGGGTGATCGACTGGAGACAGTGCTGCGGCACTACGCCCGCTGGATCAGCGGTGATCGGGACCGCGCCGAGCTCGCAAAGTTTGAGATGTAGGCCGGTCAAAGACATCCCAGTTCGGCTGCTGATCGTCACGCTCTGAGCCGCGAATCAGCATCGCCTCTTTCAGGACATCATCGAACACGCACACCGATCCGTCCTTACGGATGATCGGCAACACCCCGATCTGACGAAGCACATCGCACTGCTCCGCTGGCGTCTTTGCGCCTGTGATCGACTCCAGTTGCGCACGTCCAATCTGCCGCATTTAGGCGCTCGACCTGATCAAAAGTGTGGTGGAAGTGTGGTAGCGGAGCGGGCGCTAAACACAATTCCTAGTAAAAACAACGCTATAGATGGTGGTGAGGGAGGGATTCGAACCCGCGCAGTATGTCATATGGTGGATTGGTGTGCGTGCTGCGTCTTTATATTTCAATGGCTTACAAATTTTCGCTGCACAGCAAATCGCTATCGTTCGTGCAAAGTGTGGGTAAAGTGTGGTGGAAACGTGCCACGGCGTCACTCTCAGAGTACGGCAGGCAATCCCGCACCAGCCGCTTCGACGTGATGAAGTGGGACGGCTCGTATCCATGCCGCGAAAGCCACCGCTCCCAGCCCTTCCGGCCGATGACCCGCGTCTGGGTCACGCCAAACATCCCCGCCAGATAGGCCTCAAACTTCCCGATCAGCGGCCCGATCCATGCCTGCGCATCGACGCCGGCCAGCAGCTCAAACGTGGCCACCAGCTCGCCGCCCAGGCGCTCCATCGTCAGGATGAACGCCCCGACGGTTTGCTCTTGCGTCACGATCAGCCAGAGCTGCCAATCCCGCCAGCCATCGCGGAGCGACTCCACCATCTCATCCAGACTGCGGAACCCGGCCAGATGCTGGACGCTCAGCTGGAGCATCGGGCGCACGAGCTCGAGCGCCTCGTCCACATGCTCGGCGTCGATCCTGACGACCTTGTGCGGCGGGACGTCGAGAACAATCATCGAGCCAGCGTCCGAACGGCTCGGGCCAGCCGGCGCAGCTCTTCGCGTGCGGCGGCCAGATCGGTGATGGTGTCGATGCGCGCATCGATGTCGGCGTCTGTGCCGGCGACTGCCGCCAGCGCCTGGTAATCCTCGGACTCGGCCGGCGGCTTCGTGACTTCAACTCGCATGGATGCTCCACGTCTGCCAGATGTATCGCGGATGCCGGGCGGTCACCGTAAACGCCCCAGGCGTTGACGTGGCCAGACTGAAGTCACCGTCCTCGATGACGTAGATCACGCCATCGCACTCGATCTCGGTTCCATGTGGAACACCCGACAGCGTGGCCGCATCGATGCCGTCGGCTGTGATGTCCAGCTTGTCCCACGCGCCGGGAAACGCTGACCGCGACAGCACCAGATCCAGCCGCGCCTGCGCTTCTGTGGCCTCGGCAGAGCCCAAGGCGTAGCGTGACAGCACGCCCCGCAGACGGTCGGCCTCGAGCGCGTACTGGCGCCCCAAGAACGCGTCCCGGTTGCCACCGTCCCTGCCGGTCAGCTCGCAGAACCGGACAAACCACTCTTCGTGTGTGACAAACACATCCCCCAGCGATAGCGGCAGCTGCTGGCGCTGCCATTCGGTCCAGCAGGAATCGCAGGCCCAGCGCTGGCCCAGCGTGAGATCCGCCGTGACGCCGGTGACATCCGCGATCAGGGAAGCGGACGTCCAGCCCTGACAGATGGGGCACTGATGGCGCTCGATGTCACCGCGCCAGCGAGCGGACAGCTCGGGATCGTGGAGCATCAGGTGTTGTTGGTAGTTGGTGCTCATTGCGGAATGACCGTGAACGGAATCGGCGAGATGCCAGCAGCCGTGGCTGATGTTTCAGTGGGCGCGGTGGCGGTGTCATAGGTGACTGATGTGAACGTGACACTTCCGCCGGTGACCAGCTCGGAGTAGATGCCGATCCCGAATTCCGGTGTGGTGCCGCCGCGCTGGCCAAGCCCGTCACGTGTAACAACCATGCTCAGCCCGGAGCGGGTAGTCGATGCGCTCGCGCCGCCGCCGCCGCCGACCGTGTAAGTGCCCACCAAAGTCCACGTCGGCGTGAAGTTGGGGCTGCCGCTGTCGGCCGTTGCGATGTACAACCCAACCACCAACTGCCCTGGGGTGTAGCCGTTCCAGCCCGGTTCAAAGTCCGCGACATTATTGACCGTCGCAGAGAAATTGAACTTGTACCGGTCATCCCACGCTTCGGCCGCTTGGCTTTTTTGGATGACGTAACGCGGCAGCAAGCCAGAACCCAAATCGGTGGGCGTCGTATCGGTGCGCGCCGTGATGGTGGCGGCAAGCTGGCGCACTTTGGCGTAGGCGGTAAACCCTGACGCCGACAGGCTGCGCGCCTCCACGACCAGCGCGTGAGAGCTCGCGCTGTAAGCACTGTTGTAGGTCAGGCCTGTGGGGTTGAAGGCAATCAGCGGAACTCGCGCATAGGCCGGCGTGAACGTGATGGCCTGCCCATCCGTAACGGTTCCCGCCTGGACGCCAGCGACGATCACTCGGGCGTTGCCGTTGCCGTCGTCAATGCTGACGGAATCGTCCAGCGTGCCAGGCGCCACCAGCCGTGGCGTGATGCGTGACGGGTTGAACGCCGACGCAACCGGCGGGCGCCATGGCG